GTCAAGGGTAGAGTGAAGGTATGCCGGGATGTCCCAATTGCGGTTCGAAGTTCTCCAACTTCATCTTTGCCGACGCCGGGTCTGTGTCCTACGACTGCACGGCATGTCTCCACTTCTGGCAGGAGACTGCACCAGCGAAGGGTGACGAAGAGGAAAAAGAGGACGAGTAATGTATCTTGACGAGCTAGTCTACTTCGTTGCCATTGTTGTGGTCGCGTTGATTGTCACCAAGATTTCGGAGCGATGGGATGCCGCGGAGGAAAAAGATCCATGTGAACATGCATGTGATTCGGAAGAACACGAAGACCGGAGGGAATGACCCGCCGATAACGGTTAAGGTTGGGAGGGAGAACCACTACGGCTCGAATGTTTTCATCTGCGGTCCCTCCACTCTCAACTACAGCCCCCACAAGCCTTTGCTGTCCTGCGGGGCAAGGCTTGTTCTCGAGTGCGGTTGCCCGGTTGTGGTGGATGGAGAGACAATCGAATGATGACAGCAAGAGGAATAAGCAACTGTCCTGTCTGCAAGAAGCCTCCATCGCTGAAAGAAAACTACACGGCGGTCGGAGGGCACTTGTTCAGCGGTGCGGTCTGTGAGGCGTGCGGGCTCGCCGGTCTGCACTTCACCACCCAAGAGGGCATAGACCTCTGGAACGACATGTGCCGCGACTGGGACGGCAAGGGAGGCGAGTGATGCGACGCTTGCTGACAACCTACCTGCTGATGTGCTTGGTCTCATTCCACACGGTCATCGTTGTCTGCAACGTGCTGGCCTTCTTTGTTGTGCCTTTCATGGAGCCGTTCTACGTCTCCGTGCCGATCATGTCTGTCATTCTCGTGCTGACCTTTTCGAAGGTCATCGACTGCCCGCTCACGGGAGCTGAGAATTACCTGCGGAAGAAGATGGGGATGAAGCGGATTGGGGGATTCGCGGGGCACTACTTTATCAAACCTTGGAGGAGATTATGGTCACGGCCAAGTCGCTGATTAGCTGGGAAGAACTCACCAAGGCCCTCGGCAAGGAGGTGGGCTCTGACATACCGGAGGGGTGGTTGACTCGGGACCAGTGGTGCGAGGAGTGGGACGTCAACGCCCGGACGGCCCAGCGGAGGATTGCAGAAGCCGTCAAGGCGGGGGTCATGTCTTGCCGCAAGTTTGAACTCAGGGGCATTGTGGGCCAGAGGTACATGTGCCCGCACTACCGCGTGAAATAGGGGCGGCACTGCGAAATACCGGATACGGCATAGTTTCAGTCCCAAGAAATTCTGTTTCTGTGCTTGTTTTTATGAAAATAAGGGATTGACCTTTCTGTCGAGCTGCCTACAGTTCCTCTGAATGCCCGGAACACCGGGCTGCTCTTTGACAACTGGAGGAACGATGATGAATAGTTCTTTGAGTGCTGCGCTCAAAGTCGTGGAGGCTTTGCGCAGAAGCCACCCTGAAAAATGGGTGGAGCGAGCGACACTTGCGGCCCTTATCAAGATGTACGACGTCTGTTGGGCCGCAGAGAACGAGCGATTTGTTGTGCGGGAATGCGAAGTGGCACTGGCCGCTCCGCTGTACAACATCCGCTCAGGCAAGGCGAGACGGTCTCATGTCATCGCCGGGAAGATTGACAAGATTGTTGAAACGGGACACCCGTCCTTTCTCACAATCTTTGACCACAAGACAACTTCGTCTGACATTTCGCCAGAAGCAAATTACTGGCGTCAACTCAATGTCGACACCCAGCCAAAGCATTACATGCTGCTGGCAAGGACTCGGGGATACCCGGTCGGACGGGTGGTTTGGGACGCGGTGAGAAAACCGCAACTCAGGCCGTCCAAGATCAAAGCAAAGAGCGTCACAGAAATATCCGAAGAGGGGACGTACCTGACACTGGGCGTAACAGACAACACCCAGCGTCTGGTGCGAGATGAAGGGCTCCGAGAGGAGAACGAGGAACTCTTCGAGATCAGGACCTACGCCAAGCTGTGCGAAGATCCTAACAAGTATTTCCAGCGACGCTCCGTCACACCGTTGATGGAAGAGCTTGCCGACCACGTCGAGAATGTCATTGATGTCAGCTACGACATGGCGGCAGCGAGAAAACGCTACCGCAACGAGTCTCGTGTGGTGAAAAATCCCGGTGCGTGTATGCAGTACAACACGCCCTGCAAATACCTTGGTGTCTGCTCCGGCCACAGTTCGTTTACGGACGCTGGGTGGGAGACCAGAGACCACAAGTTCCCCGAGCTCCCCGAACTTGAGGGGAAGCACGAGGGGAAAGTCCTGCTGACTCACAGCAGTATGCGATGCTTTCAGGCCTGCCCTGCGAAGCATCAATTTCAGTACGAGCAGGGGTTTTATCGTAGCCATGAGGAGGCGAGCCCCGCTCTGTTTTTTGGAACGGTCTGGCACGAAATAATGGATGCGTGGTGGACCGCAGAGAAGGGAGGAGCTGATGAATAGTTGGCTCAAGAAGATCGCGGACTCTGATGACGACATTCGGCCTTCGTCGATGGTCATCATGGGTCCACCCGGCGTCGGAAAATCCAGCCTCGGGGGCAACGTCCCCGGTGCTGTTGCGATGCCGTTTTCTCAGGAGAATTCTTTTTCTCTCCTGAAACGGACGGGTGCAGTTCCGCCAAGCTTGGCCGTGCTGCCTCCTCCGGAAACTTGGGATCAGGCACTTGAGATGATCGACGAGCTTGCAAGCTCGAAACACGATTACAAGAGTCTGGTCGTGGACACGCTTTCGTGTCTGGAACACCTCTGCCACACTTCGGTCTGCAACCGTGAGTTCCACGGAGACTGGGGCGACAGGGGGTTTCAAGCCTATCACCGGGGCTACGAGATTGCTCTCGCCGACTGGCGGGAGATGCTCAACGCCCTCGACAGGCTCAGGGACGAGAAGGGGATGAACGTGGTTATGCTTGAGCATGTCCATGTGAAGCCCTTCAAGAACCCTGAAGGTAGCGACTACGACCGCTACCAAGCGACCTGCCACCCGAAAACGTGGCAAGTCACACACCGCTGGTCTGACGCCGTCCTGTTCTTCAACTACTACGTTGAGGTGGACGAGTCCGGCAACCGCCCCAAGGGGCGCGGCGGGCACGCCCGAGTCCTGTACACGGGACACACGGCTGCATTTGACGGCAAGAACCGCTTCGGGTTGGACCCGGAGATCGAAGCGGGTTCCTCCGGCAAGGAGGCTTGGGAAAATCTCCGGTCAAACATCGCGGGCGGACTGCTCGCGGCAAAGGAGGAAGCCTAATGGCTTACTACGAAGAGGGTCTCTACGAGTGTGAGATCCGAAAGCAATTCTTCGCACAGAATGCGAAGGGGACCGAGTACTTCGGGTTGACCATCTTCCCGAAGAGCAGGCTCCGAGACAAGGAGCTTGTTCACCAAGAGGGTCCTTACGAGCGGACTGTCTGTCTCTGGACGAACAGTCCCAACAATGTCGAGAGAACCTTCGAACAGTTGAAGGATCTCGGCTGGGACGGGGCTGGTGGATTTTCATCCGTCGACCCGTCGAATCCTGACCACTTCTCCCTTGTCGGGAAGGTGGTTCGTCTCCGTTGCTCTCACAACGACAGCGGAGACAAGGTCTACGACCACTTCGAGTTCCCTCGCTTGGAGGGTGGCACAAAGTCACCCGAGAACGACTCCGAGATCGCAAAGCGACTGGATCGTATCTACAAGCTGGACAAGAAGAAGTCGAAGGCCAAGACTGAAGCCCCGGCGACCGCCGTGGCTGACGAGGAAGTTCCTTTTTAGGAGGAAGCGACCGATGCGTAAAGCAATGTTTTTTGCGGCAATGGTGTCAGTTTCGGGAGTCGCTCAAGCGAGCGATGCCGTCTACTGCCCGTTGCTCCATGCGGCCACCCAGACGGGTGAGGTCGTCAAGGGAACCGGGCTGTTCTTCAAGGGCGTTGTTATTGACGTCCACGACAGCTCGGTGGAGGTTGTTGAGTTTGCTTGGAACGGCGTCTACGACGTCGCTGAGTTTGCTCACACCTCGGCAGTAACCGTTGTCACGAGAGTGACCGGTGCTGTCGGAGAAGTCGGCAGCGGATACGCTCGAGCACTGGGAAGACTCTTCCCTCTGCCCAAGTGCCGCTGCGACAAGTGCAAGAAGGTCAGGAAGAGCAAGTGGCGGGTACTCCCGCCTGCGCCTGACCGCCGCACCCTGCTGCCGTAAGGCGGCAAGCCGGGCGGGGGTAACTCCTCGCCCGGTTCTGGGCCTGACAGGTGAGTTCCGGCGGACTTAGAACCGCTTCTGGGGCACCGGGTTCGATTCCCGGCAGGTCCACTGCGAGAGGGGGAATGTACCCCCTCTTCTTTTTTGTCCTAGGAGGAAGTCTCACATGGAGAGACACCAACGAGTGAAAGGACTTGCCAAGGTTTTCAGCCGTCTCCCAGAGGAGCACAAGAGCAACCTCAGGCATCACGCGAAGGTCGGCACACCAGTGTGCTGCGGCTTGCCCAGTTTCAGATACTGGACAGACGGCGAGGGCGGGGGATGACCCGCCGTTCTCGCATTCACCCGTGAGGTGCCGGAAAAGGAATTTTCCGAGGCGTTGCAAGGACTGGACTGGGACAAGACCTTTGGAAAACTTGGCCCGGAAACCGTCTTCCACAAGCTCAACGAGACAGATTTCCACTACATGGTGTGTCTCAAGGAGTGCGGCGAGGACGAGATTTTCGAGGCAGTAGGGAAAATGGCGTAGTTTTTCCTACAAAATTGCTTGACTCTTTGTTTCGGCCCGCTAACATGCGGTTGCTGCAACAAAGCGTTGTCAGGTGCAGGCGAGACAAATCAGGGGCGTCTAAACTACTGGCGGGTACGCTCCGTCGCCAGAATCCGCTAAAAGCAGTCGGATTCAGGTCTCGCAGGGGAGGCTACCCGGCGGGTCTCACAAGCCCGATGCCGAGTAAGCAACCAATTCCGGGCTCTGTTATCCCTAGCATCCCGGTGGGGACAGGTCGCATCAGCGACGAATACGGCAGGCCCCCCAAGCACACTGACATACCGGGACGGATGTCCCCGGATAGGGCGTGGTGCGCAAACAGGAGGATTACCTGTGGTTTCTTTAGGAGAACTCCCACCCTTCCGTGAGCCGGTCGGAGTTTTGACGCTGACGGCCTCTTACCGGGGCCTCAAAGAAGTTGCCCGACTCCTCACGGAAGCAGAGGAGAACGGGGATCTTGACTTCGACTTCAGCGTGAAAATCAGTTACGAATACCCCAAACCTGAGAAAGGAGGAGGCGATGAGGACTGATGAGCAGGCGATGGCCCTGTACAAGGCTTACCCACGCAAGGTTGCGAGGGGTGCCGCCTTGAAAGCCATCAAGAAGGCCCTTCAAACTGAGCCTTTCGAGGTTCTAATGGACGCCGTCCAAGAATACTCGAGGGCCAAGGAGGGGCAGGAACGCCAGTTCATCCCTCACCCGTCCACTTGGTTCAACCAAGAACGATGGGATGACGACAGGGAGGATTGGTGGGAAGGACGTCGCCCGGAGGTTCCAGCCGAGATGGCTTGGGAGAAGGTTCGGGCGGCAATATCTCGTTTTGGCAGGAAGAACCCTGTCGAGGCGAGGGAGTCGCTGGACGATCCGGTCGTCTCAGCGGTGAAGGCTATCGGCTGGCAGAACCTTTGCTCAATGACGGAGTTCAACAGGGACAAGGTTTTCCGGCAGTTCAAGACCCGTTACGACAAGGAGGCGATCAATGCTGACAGAAACAGAGCGACTCTCTCTGGAGGAAATTCGGAGAGACAAGCTTGAGCACTCCCGTCTGGAAAGAGAGAGTGCTCCGATGTCTCACCTCAGAAAGTTCGACGAGTTGTGCGAAAAGTACTTCGTGACAGAGACGGGCAGCGGCGAAGCGGTTGCTCTCGTCCGGAAGATCAGGGAAGCTTTTGAAAAGGCTACCCCCATGCATCTCGGAGAAAGAAGTGAGCCAGAACGTCCTGTCGATTGATCCGGGTACAACCCAGTCCGCTTGGTCTGTGTTGCTCGGAGGCGGTGAAGTGTCAATGTTTGGCAAGGAGCCGAACGAGTCTCTGCTCCAAGCCCTAAGGGCCAAGGGGAGGGGTTGGCACACTGTTGACTTCCTTGTAGTTGAGGGAATGACGAGCTATGGAAAGCCTGTTGGCACGGAGGTCTTCGAGACTCTCGTGTGGACAGGCAAGTTTCTCGAGGCGTGGGAGCCGGGCGAAACAGACAGGATCAGCAGGCGGGACGTGAAAAAGGTGGTGTGCGGCACCACCCACTCCCGCGATTCTGATGTCCGGAGATGCGTCATCGAGAGGTATTCGGAAGAAGCCTTGGATGCGATCGGCACAAAAAAAGCCCCCGGACCCCTGTTCGGAGTCTCGGGGGACGTTTGGGCTGCGATCGCTGTCGGACTCGCGTGGCGAGAGCTGAGATCCGAGGCCGGTAGTTGACAAAACCCCCGGCACATATTTCAATGTGTCGGGGGTTTCTTCATGCGCAGTTTACGATACGTCGCCACGATTCTGACCTCGATGGCCCTCATGTTTGGGGTCGCGAGTGCCGCAGCCCCAGAGTTTATCAAGGCTTCGGCTAGGATCGGCGGCTGTAGCGGCACCATCTTTGCGACCGTCGGAGACCAGTCGTACGGCGTGTCTGCCGCGCACTGCGCTTCCGGGGTCGGCAGGTCCGTGCAGTTCGACCTGCCCAGCGGGAAGTCCGGCAAGGCCGTGTGGTTGTTCATCGACCGGCGGGTGGACATGTCCCTGTTCCGTGTGCCGTCCGAGAAGGTGGACGTTGTTTACGCCATCAAGGAAAGCCCAACCCTCGGCGAATACATCTCCTGCGGATACCCGAAGGGCAGGGGGCCTAGGCTGATCCCCTCGAAATTCTTGGGAGAGGCGGAGATCAACAGCCTCCCGGTGCCCCGGTGGGAGTTCGACGTGGACGATACCAGCTTCGGCAAGGGCTGTTCCGGGGGCGGTCTGTTCTCGGACGGGTCTCTTGTCGGGGTGGTTACACACGGCTCGGATGACAACGACGAGATGTTTTCCTCCACGCACTCGCAGTTGATTGCGTTCGTTCGCGATGCAGAGAAAAGCCTGAAATTGACCCTCCTGCCTGTCAAAAAGGACGAGGAAAAGGGGTTCGAGTACGACGGCATCCCTCTGGGGAGCGACATTGACAGAACGAAGGCGATTGTTCATATTCTGAATGAGCTGAAGAGGGCTAGGGGCGAGCTGGAGAGGATCAGGAGAACCCCGATCCGAGTCCAGATCCTCGATCCCAAGACTGGTAAAATCCTACAGGAGCAGGCCTACCCGTTCGGGACGCCGATCAAGCTCCTGTTGCCAACACTGAAGAGGTAGAGACATGGACTCAGTCGAACTTGCTGGAAACGACTACGCACTGATGAAGATGCACGCCCTCAACGGCTCGCAGCAGGCTGCTAACGGGATGAATATCGTCCTCGAGTGCATTCGTTTCGAGCATCAGGAAGCGAAGAACATGGTCTCGCAGGCCGAGGCTTTGGGGCATCGCATCGTTGAGGAGAGCGGTAGTGGAAAATCGCGGGCCACTGAGCCAAGCGGCAAGTAACGCAGAGCTCCACAGCAAGTGGCTTGTGGCTGTCAGGCTGTCTGGTTTTAGCGGCGGTCTGTCTGACGTTGTGTCCAGAAGAGCCGAGGAACTCCGTGAAGAGCTTGTTCGACAGGCTGGTCGAGAGGTGGGCCGGGATCAGGATGCTGGAGGAGCAGGCCAAGGCTGAGGATGTGGCCGAAAGCCTCAAGCTTGGTCAGGATCTCGTCCGTGCGCATTACCGGACCCACCTCGGGTCCAACTTCCCTGAAGGTTCTTCCGGCGGGAGCACTCACATCGGCGACGTGACCCACAACCACTCTGAAACCAACACCAACGGCAAGGGCAAGGGGTGGCTTCCCAAGCTGCTTCTTGTCGGGGGTCTTCTTGCCAGCGGCGGGGTCGGGGCGGCTATCCCTGAGCTTCTTGGCTTGTTCTCGGAGGCCCCCTCGGCTCCGGTGGCTCCGGCTCCTGATTCGGATACTC